GCTTGGGCGAGACCCTTTTGAGCTCCTCTTCAACGAAGTCGAGCTCCGTCGGTAGATTAGCCACGTAATTGATGAGCCGACGGTAATGGATCGAGTTGTCTTTGCTGCGCACCTCTTTCCGCACAGCGGGGTCCTTCAGGTCGACGTACGTCGGCGAGTGTAAGAAGGTAACTATGGGGACAAGGTCTTGCTGCAGGTTACTGTGGATCACCGGACCGATGTGCAGAAGGTACGCGGTCTCGGTGCCATCACCTCGTTCTACCGTGGCAGTGGCGCCGTACCGATGACCGAAGAAGATCGATGCCGCTCTGTTGAAGAATCGAGCTCCGACGTGGTGCGCTTCGTCGAAGATCACTCGACCGAACCGTCTCGCCATTGGTGCTGGTACGAAGTCAGCATACTTCGCTAGGCTGCGAATCGAGGCCAGCACTATCGGTGTCGTCCAGCACCAACTGTCGGGCTTACCGCGAACGTATCCGATGCCGCCATCGAACTCCAGTCCTGCTTCGATCTCTCCCTGCCATTGCTCCAGCACCTCGTCGCGGTCCGCTATTATGATGGCGGGTTGTTTCCAGATCGACAGCGCGTGAAGCAGCAGCACGGTCTTCCCGGCACCACATGCCAGGTTCAGGATGCCGCCCTCCGCTTCGACGAGGTCACGAGTCGCATCACGCTGCGTCGTCTTCGACTCATCCTGCGCGTCGAGCCGGAACTTGCTCCGAATATCGACGTGCTCGAATGTTGGGGTAAGATCGATGAGAGGACAGAGTATCTCGTCGTCGCTCAGCATCGCGCGCGGCACTCCGACATGGTGCGGGGCGTCTTTCCACATCACGAGCGGCTGGTTTCCGATCTCGAGTTCCAGCGATGCGCAAAGAGCGCGTGTCGCGACCCGCGATTTAGGAAGCCACAACATGGTGTCCCGGTACGCGATGTCGGGCTCCCGTATGGTGAACTTTAGATCAGTCATCTTCCTTTCTCTGCTTCTTGAACTTGTTGGCCCAGGCCCGGAACCATGGCGGGCCAATTCGAGCTTCTTCGAAAACGATGGAGATTTCAAGCCCGGCGCGTGCCAGTACGCCAGAGATGAGGTTCTGCGCCGCGCGCACGACAAGTGCCGCCCAGATTGGAACCTCTGGATCGTAATCGATGGGTGTCGGCGCGAGCTGCTGTCCGACCTTTGCCAACGACGTAGATGTTTCCCGTCTTGATCTCCGGTTCTGCCGTGTGATGTCGCGGCAATCGTACTCGATATTGCACTTCCTGCAGTCTCGAGAATCTTGGCGCCAGCCAGCGCCGTAGCCCGGACAGTTGTCGTCGTCGTCCTCGAAGTCGTCATCGTCAAGGTAAGTTTTGGGCATACAAAAAGAGTTCCTTTCCGAAGTTCTTATAACTGAGACCTTGTGGACTTTTCTGCACGGTGTCGGGATGGTATTCTCTTAGCTAGGATCTCAGTGTGACCAAGTACTAGGAGACAGCGCATGATCAACACTGCTGGTGTTGTCTTTGACGTTTACGATGACAACGGCGCGTACCTCAAGAAGTTCGCGGGGGTGCTGCCGTCGTACATCGGAGATGCGGAGTTTCTCGATGCCGAGCAGCGCAGTCGGCTGCCCGACAACTGCTTCGCAGCGGTGATCCGCAACGGAGACGAGACACTACGAAAGTTCGCATGCACAGATCGAGGCAACACCGCAGTCAGCGCACTGTACTTCGCTGAGATGAGCAGCGCGCTTCCTCGCGGTGCCAGAACAAAGATCGCCAGCAACTTGGTCTCGGCGTGTCGATACTTCGAGCTCGAGCCGCCAACCGCGCTGCTGAAGATGTCCAGTAGGCTGCTGATCGATAGCGATGGGCACCCGCTGACGGTTCCGAAACCCGGCGAGAAGCGCGGCGACCTATCAGGGACTTCCATCATGCCTATCACAGCCGGCGACACGAACAAGATCAAGACCGCCTCCCTCATCCCAGACCCCTACGTTGACGTGACCGGCGACGGGACACCGACAGCGGGGGAGCGCCCGCCAACGATCTTCGCGTTGGAGGGTCGGGATGGCTACAACAGCTTCCCCCTGGACACCTGGGCTCAGGTCAAGACCGCGGCGGAGTTCTTCGATGAGCAGTACAAGAACTTCCATCCCAGGACGAGACGCGAGATCTGCGTGAAGGTCGCGTCTCGTGCTGAGGCTCTGGCCGTGCCGCTGAGCGACGGTATCCGCAAGTACGCGGCCGCGAACTACGCCAATGACGGCGACATGGAGGTGGCGTTCGAGACTCGGCGCCGTCTCTGGCGCGACGTCCATGACGAGCAGGTTTCGTTGCTCGACGAGCTTCTCGAGAAGCGTGCCGAGCTCAAGCCGGAGGTGTTCGCAGAAGTGCTGGCCCGGCTCGACATCTCGGCGGGCGCCGACAAGTACTGGGACCACGCCATTCCCGATCCGTGGGCTTCGACGCTGGGTGTCGAGAAGGTAGCGGAGTGGCGTTGGATGAGCGGTAACGATATCATCACTGAGGGCGAGCTCCGGAAGTTCGTGCAGGAGAGCCACAGGCTGTTGTGCATGCACTTCAGCAAGGAGCTCGCCGAGGGTCTGAGCAAGAATCCGGTTGGGATTTTCGAATCTCTGCCGCTGAGTGAGAAGCGAGTGATTGCGCGTCTCGCGCATCAGCATGGTGACGGTGGGCCTTCGGCCACGATCAGCCATCAGTAAGGAGAGAGTGTAATGGCAAGCAGCAAGTCGTTCGGAATGTCGACGCCGAGGCGCCCGCATCTGGCAGTTCTCGGCAAAGGCGGAGTCGCTGGTGAGGTCGCAGAGCTGCGTCGTGACGCCGACGTTGCTATGCACGCCATGGAGGAGCGCAGCTCCGCCATGCTGTACCCCGAGATCGGCTGGCTCGATGGCAGTGCCATCGCTGCGGCTGGCGGTCCCGTCGTGATCCGAGGCAGCAATCTGCTGCAGGGTCAGACCTTCGCGTCGCACACCTTCTTCGCGACCACCAGCGAGCTCATCTTCACGGCGGCGGTCCCCGGTGAGGCCGGCAACGATCTCACGGTGACCATCGTCAACGGCGGCGCGCTCGCTGTGACCCGTGTCGGCAACGATGTCACGGTCACAATCGTCGTTGGTGCGAGCACGGCCAACGCCATTGCGACGTACTTCAACGCCGATGCCGATGTTGCCGGCATCATGACGTGCAACGGCGGCGGCACGGGCACAACGAACGCTGCTGTGGCGGCGACTCCTCTGTCGGGCGGCGTCGGTGCCGGCTGGCAGTGTCTCGTCAGCGGTGTCTCCTGTCTGCCGCTTCAGGTCACGGGCACCGATGGCGGACTCAGCATCGCTGAGGGCGTCTGCACCGTGACGGTTCCGGCGCTCACCGGAGAGACGGTTCCCCGTGCGGCGGGTGATCGTGTCGCTGTCGTCATCATCACGGACGGTATCCGCACCCTTCCGGTCACCGAAGTTCTCGCCTAGTAGAACGAGGTTGGTTCATGCCCACCAAGATCGAGGAGCTCTTGGATATCCTGATGAGCTCCCCGGAGCCCACGACTACACCAATCGACGTCAAGGAAGATACCGAAGGCGGAAGCGTTACGAAGCGCTCCATGTTCACGAAGCGTACGTCTCACCCCCTGATTCTTGACGCGCTTCTGCTGGACGCCTTTGGCGCCGATTGGCTGTCGTGGGAGCCCGAGACGGTGTGGTCAGAGATCGAGCTGACCTTCGGGGTGACCCCCAGCATGATAGTGCAGAACGCTATCAACGCCGTGAAGACGTGTCATCTCGTTGACGCGGTGTGGACGGAGTGGGAGGTGTTCTGTCACGTCGTTTCGGCGCTCACCGGCAACGTGCCCGACTTCAAAGTGCTCATCAGACCGGAGCCTACTCAGATAGCGCCGGCCATCGACATGATGGCACTGATCCAAAAGCTGCCGTACTCCGACGAGGTCGCCAGGTTCGTGGCGGCTTGCTACCTTGACTCCGGCATCATCTACTTACCGCCGCCCACAGACTTCGCGCAACGCTACGCCACGATGCCGAGATATCGCTGCAAGAAGTGCGGTCGCTTCGACTCCGACGAGGACAACGACTTCTGCGATAGCTGCGGCGCCCCAGATCATCTACTGGAGCGAGTCCTCGGTAACGATCCGGAGCCGATTCGGAAGCGGTACGAGGAGGTCATGAAGCACGGCGACGCTCGTGATTTCTGGCTGCAGGAAGACGTCGTTGATGTTCAGGTCGCGAAACTAGTCCTCGTGCAGCAACGCAGAGTCGAGTACCATCGTAGTCTGAAGGCTCAAGCGGAGGCCGTCCGATGAATGAGACGACGTTCGTCATGCTGCAGTCGTTGACCAACGAGCTGGACGGTATCGCTAAAGAGGCCGGCGTCTTCAGCGAGGCGGTCGAGGGTGCCGGTAAGTGGATCAAGAACCTGCCGAAGAGTACCTGGGAGTCGGGAGTTCGTACCGTAACCCACGATATCCCGGCGAGCTACGGAAGATGGGCAGCAGACAAGGGATGGAACCGTCTCGCCGGTAGGGCTGTAGGCACCGTTGGTGGCGCCGGTATCGGCGCTGGGCTTGGTGCCGTGACCACTCCTGAGGACGCCGATCCTAACGCCTGGAAGCGTCGTGCTCTTGGTGGCGCTATGATCGGTGGCACTCTGGGTCTGGGTGCCGGGCAGTTCATGTCGCAAGCCGGAAGAGAGCAGGCCGGCAGGTTCGCGGCGCGACAGGCTCACGGCGTCACCGGTTACATGCCGAGGACTCAGGAGCAGATCGAGAAGGGACTGAGCCGTTTCGATGTCGGCCCGCACTCCAACTGGACACCTGAGGAGAGGATCAAGGCACTGGAGAGTGTCAGGATGCACGTCGGCCAGCACGCTGCTCTCCCTCCTGACGTTCTGTCCGGAGCGCGAGGGGCCACTGGATGGGAGCGCTTCTCGCAGAGAGCTAATAGCGCGCATCGAGAGGCGGCAGAGCAGGGCATGACATCGCTGCCGGGTCTGGCTCGAGGCTTCTTGTACCCTGGAGAGGGAGGCAGCAGGCTGCGCAATCTCGGTACTGCAGTGCTCAGTCCTGGTCCAAAGGGGCTCGCTATGATGGGGGCGCTTACGGCACCGGCAGTGTACAGTGCTGTGACAGCGCCGCCTGAAGAACGAGGTAGTAGGGTTGGTCGAGTCATCGGTGAGACCGCTGGGTTTACCCTGGCCGGTCCAGTTGGGATGCTACCGAACACGCTGGCTTTCATGGGTGCCGGCTCTGCTGGCAAGAGGATCGGTGGTCTATTCAACAGCCCGGCGCCGCAGACCGCCGGTGCTCCAGTACCGCCTGCTCGTTGAGAAAGGTAGATCATGTTCACCTATACGGAGAGTTCGTACTCCAGATACTCGCGGAGCCGTGGCCGCATCCTCGGTACGGGCTCGCCGTATGGCGTCGCGTACCCGTCGCCGTTCTTTGACGTCGCCCACACCTACCTGCCGGATACGATCCGCAGGATGTTTCAGTGGTGCCGGTACTACTACCTGACGAATCCCGTCATCGCTGCCGTCGTCAACAAGATGGCGGAGTACCCCATCACGGACCTCATCGTCGAGGCAGAAGACCCCGGCGTCGTTTCGCACTGGCGCGGTTTCCTCGACGACCAGCTTCGCATCCGTAGCTTCCTCATCGATCTTGGTCTCTACTACATGTGCTACGGTAACGCGATTGTCTCCATCAGCTACCCGTTCGAGAAGTTCTTGGAGTGCGGCCACTGCCGTTCCAGGTTCCCGATCCGTACCGTGCACTACAGGTTCCATGGCTTCCGCTTCATGCTGGAGTGCCCGAAGTGCCAGCGATACGGAGAGGCGCACGCCGAAGACGTGACCGTTGCGGCGCCGAATCGAATCCGTCTCCTGCTCTGGAACCCCGAAGACGTCACCGTCAATCACAACGAGATCACCGGCGACACTCAGTACTTCTACGACGTCCCGCGGCAGCTGAAGAACGACATCATGCTGGGCATCCCTCGTGTCATCGAGAGCATGCCGCAGCTCGTCATCGACTCGGTCCGTCGTGGCAAGATGATCAGGCTGAGTTACGACAACGTCTTCCATGCGAGACGGCCCAGTATCCTTGGCGGTGGCAGAGACAGCGGTGTCGGTATTCCGCTGCTGCTCCCCGTTCTCAAGGACACGTTCTATCTTCAGCTCTTGAAGAAGGCGAATGAGACCATTGCGCTAGAGGCCATCTACCCGATGCGCGTCGTCTTCCCTCAGGGCATGCAGACGTTGGAGGCGTTCCAGAGCATCGACCTCACGAAGTGGCGGGATCAGATTCAGCGCGAGATTTCGAGATGGCGTATCGACCGCGCCTACATTCCCATCCTTCCGCTGCCCATCGGTCAGGAGGTTATCGGTGGTGACGGCCGCAGCTTGATGCTGACTCAGGAAATCAAGATGTGGTCGGATCAAATCATTGCCGGTATGGGCGTGCCCGGTGAGTTGATCTATGGCGGTCTGTCCTGGAGCGGCTCCAACGTCAGCTTGAGGATGTTGGAGAACCACTTCCTGCGTTATCTCAGCACGCTGCGGGTCTTCATCAGGAAGTTCGTCATCAACAACATCGCTGCATTCCTGGACTGGCCAACGGTAGACGTTCGCTTCAAGCCCTTCAAGATGGCCGACGATCTCCAGCGCCGTGCCTTGATGTTCCAGTACAGCCAGGCCGGCAAGATTTCGGACCGCACCCTCCTCAGCGATGCGGACTTGGACCCCGACAAGGAGATCGAGCTCATCCTCGATGAGACCCGCATCAGGACCGAGGCCATCAAGCAGCAGCAGCTCGCTCAGGCTGAGATTCAGGGCGAGATGCAAGTCGTTATGGCGCGGTACCAGGCCCGTGCGCAGGCCGTCATGCTGCAGGAGCAACAGCAGGCGCAGTCCGGTAACGAAGAGTCTGGACCCGGCGAGACCCAAGAGGGCATCGCATCAGGGCGTCCAGCAGCAACTGGGCAGCAGATGAGTAACGCATCTCAGGTGACCCCAGGGATCGTCAACAACATCGTGGGGCAGCTCAAGCAGATGCCGGCAGAGAACCAGCAGATGATGCTGCAGCAGATCGGACAGCAGTCTCCGGACCTCGCCGGCGCTGTGGCTAACTCTCTGCGGCCTGCGGCTAGTGCCGGTGCCGAACTTCCCAATCAGCTCCCGCCTCGTCGTGGCCCCGAAGCCGCCTCTATCTAGCTAAGAAACGATCTCACCTGAGGTGAGGTCGCTCCTCATGGGGATTTTCGAGATCGGTAAGACCTGGAGTGCCGCCCCAGGTAGATGCGGGAGGACGTCGGCAGGGGGCTGCCCGGCGAGTAGAGGAGACAGTACTGCGGCTCGTACCTATTACCTCGACTCCCGAAGACACAGCGGTGGTCTGACGCCGTGAGGTTGGCGCAGATAACTCCGTCACGAGAGCACGGCGCGTAGCTGCGCTGCTTCACCGTGTTGAGCTCGTTCAGAGGCCGAAGCTCGAGGACGAAGTCGATCACCGCTTGTTCGTTGCGGTAAACGACGTACTCCGTCTCCATGAAGCTGCCGCCCCACGCACCGTTGATGGGGGTGCCGCCGTAGGCTGTGACGGAGTCGTAACCGAGACCGCGCAGCTCCTCGAGCGTGTAACGCCCCGTGGCCCCGGCGTTCATCGTCTTGCCGAGAGCGACGCGGCACCGCAGCACCATTCGGGACCCCTGCTCTTCGCTGGTGTAGCTGATCGCCTTGCTCAGTGCAGGAGTTGTGTAGATGCCGGGACCGAACGCGCCCCAAGAAGAAGCGGACTCGACGCGGAGCGACTCCTGCGCGATGGTGTGAATGTTACGGAACTTCGTGCCGTGGAACACCCGCACGATGTTCCCGACCTTCTCCATCGCTTCTGACGCGTGGCTATCAGACCTCCACGCCCTGAAGACGTAGTAGGACTGCGAACCAGCGATGAGCTTTCGGCACTGATCATCGCCGACGCGCACGAACTTCGGGAGTACGACCTTTGGCGCCTTGATAGACTTGTCGCGTTGCGGCGGGACGTAGTTTGTTCGTTTGTCTGCGCGCCGCTGCTTGAGAAGGTCTCGCTTCTCAGCCTGCGTCAGCGCCGTCTTGTTTCTGCGGCGTGCCATCTCCACCTCCGGTCGGCCACGTGAGCATCTTCTTCTTGATCGACGCACACTTGCGGATGATCGAAGCCGGCTGCTTGAAGTACAGAACCGGTCCCATAGGGCGGCCGACAGGTTCCGGAATGACGCACGTCGTGCACCACCCCGCCATCTCGCCCCGGTTGTAGAGTTCCCGCACGAATTCGCTGATGTGCCTCGGGCTTGTGATGTTTTCTGGGATCGCCGCCTTCACGGACTGGGAGACCTGGTAACCGGTGAACGATTTTCCCTCGTTCATCAGTCTACCGAGATGGATCTTGACGATGATCTGTTCTTGTGACGATAGCATGCACATTTTAGATTTCCTCCTTGCTCTACTTATACCAGTTCTGTGCGTACGTTTGAAGCTAAAGACCGTGGGCGCGCCTGTTACAGAGCGCCCACGGACCGACTCATACAAGCCGGCCCCCCTTCCACAAGTAAAGGACCCGTGCCGCCTCAGTTACGAAGCCGAGCACAAAGCCCCAAACCACTATGTGGAGGAGGGTCGAATTCAATCGTCGCCGAGTCCCGGCAACGATCCATTGCCCGATGAGTCCGGAGTGGACACTGGCGGCGTCAACAGTGGATTGATCGCCGCTTCTGTGAACGATTCAAAGTCCTTCAGCGGATCGCTGAAAGTTTGAGTCGTTGTCGAACTGTTCCCGAAGTCGTTGTCGTCTGGCCACATCCATTACCTCCCGTGTAAAAGAAAGAGGCAGCCACGATCTCTACAAAATTCTTATACCTTCAGCTCCCCTGTGTTTTCGATACGGAGTAGAATGGAATCGATACGGAGGACTGATGCCGAGACTGGACCCAGCAGAGAGTCAGAAGGCTCTCCAAGACGGGGTACGAGAGGCGATTCAGGACGTGTTTCCGCTGGTCGGCAGCAAACATACCCTGAAACTCGTCGATGTAAAGATCGTAGACCCTAAGGACCCTGCTGACATCAAGGCGCAGAAGGAGGCCAAACTGCAGGGCCGCACCTTCGGTAGCGATGTGAAGGCCACCTTCCACCTCGTCGACAATGCGACGGGGCAGGTTCTCGACAAGTCGACGCGAAAAGTAGCGACGATCCCTGATATCACGAGGCGATTGAGCTACATCGTGGGCGGCAGCGAGTACCAGGTCAAGAACCTGTGGACGTTGAAGCCCGGTATCTACACCAGAGTGAAGCAGAACGGCGAGCTCGAGAGCCAGATCAACGTAAAGGGTGGTGGGTTTCACGTCGGTTTCGATCCTCACTCCAAGAAGTTCACGGTGCGCATCGGCTCTGCCAACCCGCCCCTGTATCCTGTCTTGAAAGCAATCGGCATCGACGACGACACGTTGCAGCGCGCGTGGGGTAAAGAGATCCTCGAGGCCAACCGAGTCCGCAACCCCGACAAGTCTGCTATTGGGTTTGCAGAGCGTCTCAGCAAAGGCAAGATCGCCAACATCTCTCAAGCCAGTGAGGCGATTCGAAAGAACTTCGAGACTTCGGAGCTGCGGCCGGATGTCACGCAGCGTACCATTGGGACTCCTGCGGAACGCATCACCCCCGACGTCATGCTGCGCGTGTCGCAGCGCCTCCTCGGTGTGAGCCGTGGTGATGAGAAGCCCGACGACCGTGACGCCTTGATGCACAAGGAGCTGAAGGGCGTCGAAGACATGGTCGGTGATCGTATTCGCCAGCAGCGCAACGTCATCGTGCGGAAGCTCGGCAACAACCTGGACAGACGAGATAAGATCGGTGACATCGTCGGCCCCGACCTCCTCAACAAGCCGGTCCGCACCTTCTTCACGAAGTCCTCTCTGTCGTCGACAACAGAGATGACGAACCCCCTGGCCATGATGACGGGGCACCAGCAGACCACCATCATGGGCGATGAAGGCGGCGTGAAGTCGGCGCACCGCATCATCGAAGAGGCCAAGCTCGTCAACCCGTCGCACTTCGGTTTCCTCGATCCACTTCATACTCCTGAGGGAGAGTCCACCGGCATCACGTTGCACACCACGCTCGGTCTCCGTAAGGACGGGCGCGAGGTCAAGATCCCGCTGTACAACATCAAGACCGGTAAGATCGAGCACGTCGGACCGGGTCAGGTCTTCGACAGCACGGTCGTGATGCCTGATGAGGTTGACTGGAAGAACGGTAAGCCGGTTCCTAAGGCGGATCGTGTCAAGGCAAGTCTGAGGGGCAACGACATCGGCACGACACCCTTCTCTGAGGCGCACTACGTTCTGCCGTCAACGGCCCAGGTCTTCAGCCCGGCACTGAACTTGGTGCCGTTCCTCAACAACAACTCGCAGAACCGCGCCACTATGTCGGGGCGCCATCAGGAACAAGCTGTCTCCCTCAAGAACAGAGAGACGCCCTTGGTGCGCTCCGTTGCTGGCGGTGACATCACCTTCGACGACATCATGGGCCGCTTCACTACCTTCCATGCCCCGGTGGCCGGTACCGTAGATCGTGTGCGACCCGATGCCATAACTATCAAGGACGCTGATGGTAAGCGACACACGTTACCCATCTACGATCACTACCCGTTGACGGAGAAGAAGGGGTTCTTGCACAGCGTCCCCGTGGTCAAGGCCGGTGACAAGGTGAAGTCCGGGCAGCTGCTTGCCGACTCCAACTTCACGAAGGGTGACGTCTATGCGCCAGGCGTCAATCTGCGCGTCGCCTACATCCCGGCGCGCGGCTACAACGTGGACGACGCCGTGGTCGTGTCTGAGTCCGCGGCGAAGAAGCTGACGAGCGAGCATCTCCACAAGAAGTCGTTGTCTACGGCCGATGGTCAGCTCTTCGGCACCAACAAGTTCCACGCCTACTTCCCGAATCACACCACCTTGGAGCAGCGCAAGAAGCTCGACGATAACGGAGTGATCAGGGTAGGGCAGACGGTGCACCCCGGCGATACGCTCATCGCCGGAATGTCGCCGCGTATCATCACCAAGGACGAGGCCGATCTTAGCCTCATCCACCGCAGCCTGGTGAAGCCCTACAAGAACAAGGCCGTGACCTGGGAAGAGCCCACGCTCGGTACCGTCATAGCGGTGCACAACAAGCCTAAGGGTATCGAGGTCCATGTTCGTACCGAAGAGCCGCTGGTTGTCGGCGATAAGATCGTCAGTCGGCACGCGAACAAGGGCCTCGTCGCGACAGTGCTACCCGACCACGAGATGCCGAAGACCGCTGACGGCAAGACGATTGACGTCGTCCACAACCCCATCGGTCTTGCTGGTCGTATGAACGTGGGGCAGATCCTCGAGACCGCAGCGTCGAAGGTAGCGGAGAAGACCGGGAAGCCCTACCTCGTAAAGAACTTCGGTTCGGATGATGCTAGATCGCAGGTTGAGGGGGAGCTCAAGAAGCATGGGCTCAGCGACAGAGAGACGCTTATCGATCCGAAGACTGGCAAGGAAATTCCCAACGTCGTCACCGGGCTCCAGTACACGCTCAAGCTCCACCACCAGAGCGAAGACAAGATGAGCGCCAGGAGTCGAGACTCCTATGACCGCAACCTGATCCCTAAGGGTGGCGGCGAGCACGGCGCACAGGGGCTCGGAAGCCTCGAGCTCTACGGCATGCTGGCGCACGGCGCCAAGGCCAACATCCGAGAGATGGCGACGTGGAAGAGCGACAAGGCGCAGGGTGGTGACAACGATGCGCTGTGGGGCGCGCTGCAAAGCGGTGAGCCTCTGCCGCCACCACGCACGACGTTCGCCTACAAGAAGTTCCTGTCCTACCTCAACGCGCTCGGTGTCAACGCAGAGAAGGACGGCAACAGTCTGACGTTGATGCCACTCACCGATGCCGGCACTTTGAAGATGTCGGCAGGTAAGATCAAAGACGGCGGCAAGCTCGTCAAGATGCGGACCCTCGAGCCCGAGAAGGGTGGGCTTTTCGATCCCAAAACAACTGGTGGCGATGGTGGTACGAAGTGGAGTCATCTCGAGCTTCACGAGAAGATGCCGAACCCCATCTTCGAGACTGCCATCATGTCGTTGAGCGGCATCCGAAAGCCGGTGTTCAACGACATCGTCGAGGGCCGCAGTGCTGTGACGTCCGATGGCCGCATCGTTCCGGCTTCTAGCCCTGGGGCCACGCACGGTCCAGCCGGCATCGAGCACCTCCTCAAGAAAGTGGACGTTCAGGCGGAGCTCAAGAAGGAGCTGGCGCGCGTCGGCACTCTTCGTAACCAGCAGCTCAACGAAACCAACAAGAGGATCAAGTATCTCAAGGCGCTCGACAAGCTCGACATGAAGCCAGTCGACGCCTACATGATGAAGCACATCCCCGTGCTTCCTCCGGTGCTGCGCCCCATCAGCGTCACGGACAGCGGCAGCGTGCAGTTCGACGACGTCAATCACCTCTACAAGAACATCGCGCTTCTGAGTCAGAAGCTCGGCGAGCTTCACCCTCTGATCTCTGATGAGGAGAAGGCGAAGGCCAGGTTCGATATCTACGACGGCATGCGGGCGTTGGCCGGAACCGGTGGCTATCTCAACAAGAGGTACCCCGGAATCTTGAACGTCATCTCTGGAGGCACGCCGAAGGAGGGCTACTTCCAAGACAAGCTGGTGAAGAAGAAGCAAGACCTGTCGATGCGCTCCACCATCGTGCCTGACCCTACGCTGAGCCTCGACGAGATCGGCATTCCACGCAAGGCTGCGATGGAGCTCTACAAGCCCTTCGTAGTTCGGGAACTGCGGCAGAGCTTCGGCTACACCCCGTTGCAGGCCCAGAAGCTGATCAACGATGGGGATAAACTGGCGCACACTGCCTTGGACCGTGTCGTTAGGGACAGGCCCGTGGCCGTAAAGCGCGACCCAGTGTTGCATCGTTACGGCATTCAGGGATTCAAGCCCCGTCTCGTCGCCGGCAACTCCATCAAGGTGCACCCTCTTGTCACGGCGGGGTACAACGCGGACTTCGACGGCGACACGATGTCTGCTTTCGTGCCGATCAGCAAGGAGGCCGTTGAGGAGGTGCACAAGATGATGCCCTCCAACATGCTGTTCAGCAACGCTTCGGGTCGCGCTGCTTACACGCCACACCACGAGATGCAAGTCGGTCTCTATGCCTTGTCCGAGATCGGCAAGGAGAAGAAGCTGAAGTTCGCTGACGTTGCTGCTGCCGAGAAGGCGCACGCCGGCGGTCGTATTGGCCTGACCGATGTCGTAACTGTGGGCGGCACGAAGACGACCCTGGGGCGCACTCGTCTCGACTCCGCACTGCCGGAGTCTATGCGTGGGGGTACGATCCTCAAGGACTTGTCGTATCGTTTCGATAAGAAGGAGCAGGCCAAGGTGTTCGACATCATGGCCGCGAAAGATCCACACACGTACTCGGTGCACATCGACAAGCTGAAGGATCTCGGTAACGAGCACGTCTTCCGCAGCGGGTTCAGCATTGGTCTCAGTGACCTGAAGACGCACAAGGACATTCGAGACCCCATCTTGAAGCGGGCCGCGGAGGACACGAAGCATCTCGACCTTAGCCGACCGGACCACGCCAACAAGTTCGTCGATATCTACGGTCGGGCGCTGACAGAGATCGATACTGCAGTAAAGGAGCGCAGCAAGGGCCTCCACACGAACTTGGATCGTCTGCAGCAAGCAGCAGGCATCAAGGGCGACGGTCTGCGGCAGATGACGGCGGCGCCGATTCTGTTCACCGATGCTCAGAACAATCCTGTGCTGACTCCGGTGACGCGCTCCTACGCCGAGGGCATGGACACGGCGTCGTACTGGGCATCGATGAGCGGCGGTCGTGCCGGCATCATCAAGAAGGTTCAGTCCGTCGCCGATCCTGGTTACCTGTCGAAGACCATCCTGAGCGCCACGATGAACACCCTGGTCACAGGGCACGACTGCGGCACGACGGAGGGCATCTCGCTGCCCATCACGGAGTCCGACATCGCTGGTCGACATCTCGTCGCTCCCGTGAAGCTCAGCGGGAACCGTACGATTCCTGCCGGTACGATGTTGACCCCGGACCTTGTTGGCGAGCTCCGCAATGACAAGATCGGACGGGTTGTGGTGCGCTCCCCATTGAAGTGCGTCGATGCCAAGGGGGTGTGTCAGAAGTGCGCGGGGTACAACGAGAACGGGCACTACCACGACATCGGGACCAACGTCGGCGTCCTTTCGGCTCAGGCTCTCGGTGAGCGCGGTGTTCAGATCACGCTGAGGTCGTTCCATAGCGGCGGCGTCTACGACCCCAAGGGCTCGTCTCTCAACACTGCTGGGATTGAGCGCGCCAAGGAGCTGTTCAACCTGCCGAAGACGCTGCGCGGCAGCGCCACGCTTTCGACGCAGAACGGTACTGTGAGCGCCATCAAGGTCGATCCGGCGGGTGGCTGGCGAGTTCACATCGAGGGGAAGCCGCACTACATTCCATCGGACCGCAAGCTCGCTGTCGGTGTGGGAGACAAGGTAAAGAAGGGTGCGCCGATCAGTAGTGGCCCCATCAATCCGCACGAGATGCTGCCGCTCACCGGAATTACCCCGGTGCAGAACTACCTCGCTGACGAACTGCACAAGCTCTACGCTCCTGAGGATATCAAGCGACGGCACACCGAGACCGTTGTGAAGGCGATGTCGAACGTGACGCGCATCGAAGATCCCGGAGACCATACAGACTTCGTGCGCGGCGACTTCGCGAACACGACACAGGTCGACTTCATCAACAAGACGGAGCTCAAGGGCAAGAAGCCGATCATTCATTCTCCGGTCGTCAAGGGCGTGCGGCAGATCCCGCAGGACGTCATGGAAGACTGGCTGGCAAGGCTCAATCATGAGAAACTAAGAGCTACGGTGATTGAAGGCGCACAGCGCGGCTGGTCCAGCAACTTGCACGGTGAGCATCCGATTCCGTCTATGGTCTACGGCGCCGAGTTTGGTCTCAACGACAAGCCTGGGTACTAGGAGAGCGTGATGGACTTCATGGAAGCGATGTGGCAATCCTTCTTCAATGAGCTGTCCGAGATCGAGAGGACCAACATGAGGAAGGAAGCCGGAATGATCGGTGGCTTTCTTGGCGCCGCCAGTCGGGGCGGCTCCACGTTTGCCCAAAAGGGATTTCGTGCCGGGCTAGGAGAAATTGGAACGGCGTTTCGTCTGGGCCAGACAGAAGGCAAGATCGTAGGGAAGAACCCTCTCATGACCGGTATTCGTTCAGCGCTCAAAACTGACCAGGCAAAGGCGCTCGGTCTAGCTGGTGGTCTGGTTGGTACCGGTGTCGCAGCCGGTTCGGCGTTCCCACAGCAATGACGAGACGTTTCCGAGACTCGATCATCGAGCACGGCCTGAACTCGGTTCAGGTCGTTGAGGGCCGCATCGTCAACGTCAACATGGCGAAGTGGACCGTTGACGTCTTGACTCGTGACACGCAGCAGACCTTCACCGACATCACGGTGAGCAGTCCATACTTTCACTTTGACCGCGGTGAGGGCATCTACGTGATGCCGGAGGTCGGTGCCAAAGTGAAGGTGTGTCGCCCCAGCGATGGCGATCCTTTCGTGATGTGCTTCGTGGCGCCGTCGCAAAGACCGGTCAGTGACAGCAGCGAGGATGAGGACGCCAACCAGCCCGTGGCGCTGACATCGTTTCGTGCCAATCGTCCTGCGATGCAGCAAGGCGACATCATGCTGCGAACCAGAGACGGTAACGCGGTGTGGCTGCGCCGCGGCGGCATCATCGAGATCGGCGCTACGAACATATCGAAACGCATCTACATCCCGCTGCTGAACTACATCCGAGATGTCTGCGAGAACTACTCGATGTGGAGCGGTGGCGGGGCACTGACCTGGACCGTGGCGCGCGCCGACAACGATCCGGACGGTAACGCTAACGCCGTTCTTCGAATCTCGAGCCGTGACGTGGCGCAGGACGCGAAGGCTACCGTGGCAGTTGCGTTGGGGCACGTCGGAGACGATGACCGTTACCACATCTGCATTGCGCCGAGAGCCATCAATGTGCAGACACAGGCCGTGGATGGTACCCCGGTGTATGATCTCGTCATAGATAAGGACGGGAACTACACGGAGACGGTCGGTAAGGACTACGATCTTACGGTCAGTGGTGAACTGTCGTGGTCCATCACCGGGTCTGCCTCGATGCGGTTCAGCAGCAGCCTTGAGCAGACCGTGGGCGGCGACATGTCGCTCGACGTCAGTGGTTCCCTGGACATCTCTGCGGGGAACTCGACGGAACGCTGCACCAGCAAGGTGATCGATTCTTCTGACATTCGTCTTGGTGGTAGTGGCGCAACAGCGAACGTCGCTTTGGCGACTGCTGCTTTCCAGCAGTGGGTGCTCAACCACAAGCACCCCATCGAGGGCGCCACCACAGGAATTCCGACGCCGCCTGCTGGTGTTGACTGGATCGCTACTAAGGTGAAGGGGCAGTAGAATGCCGTACGCCGTGGAGTTCGATGCCGATGCCTTCGCTGATATGGCGATGACGAAGTACGAAGAGCTGCTTCGTGCCTCAACACCCAATGTCGTGAAGAGCTGCACCGTCACGCGGCGGACCAACGCAGATGGTAGCGTGACCTCCGTAGCCAATGAGCAGCTCGGGCCTATCGAAATTGATCGAGAGAAGAGCAGACCTTTGTTCCTGGCTATAGGACGTGCTATTCTTGAAACGCTCAAAATGAATGGTGAATACCTCATTGATGAGTAGGAGGACGTCGTGAATCACGATCAGCCGTTGTTCGTCGAGGAGCAGGAGCCCGTCACAAAGACCGCGATGGATACGCGGCTGAGCGACGACGCGAATACGTGGGTACAGGAGATCCTGCGCGAAGCTCATCGGCAGTGCCCCTTCCTGGGACAGTACGAAGTCACACCGCAGCTCAACAAGGTCGATGACGAGCGGGGCTACGCTCTCGGCTTCCTGAAGGTGAACAACCGCACCAACAGGCTGCCGACGCCTTCGGGTAGCTACCTGTCGGAGCAGGCCGGCGTCCGCGTCATCACGATCCCGATCCTCGTTCAAGAGCGTATGCTGCAGAGCCTCGACGTTTTCGTTGACGCTCAGGGCAGGTACTTGCCCCTCAACGAGAATCGAATCCGACAGGCGATGTTCCGTCCCGACGTCTTCGACTCCTATGGAATGCCGCCGACACAGACGACGCTCATCGGCGACCGCATGGTGCCTCCAGACCGCTCCGAGCGCATGATCAGCGGTCGCGGTATCAGCATCTCGCAGGGTGAGGTCAAGCTCTCGTCGGATCGAAGTCTGCTGCGGGACATCGCCCCCAGCATCCTGAAGTCCGACATCGAGCGCGTCGAGTCTGCGATGGCCTCGGACCCGGACCTGGCGCGACGTCTCATCACGAAGGAGGCGAGCCGCCCCTTCATTCAGATGCTTGCCGAGCTCGATCCGGTGACTCCAGCAGACGTGGCTCGAATCAGTGAGGCGTCCCTCGTTCCCGACGTCGTGCAGCTGACACGGAACGGTGACGAGTACGTTCTCAAGATGGCGTCGAGCCGGTTCTGGAAACCGAAGACCGTGACCGCCGACCGCATCAAGATGGCAGAGATCGTTGGCGCCGACATGGTGAACAGTGCGGATTCCAGCGGCGTCGCGACGCTCAGCGCCGACCCCGTCATCAAGCCCGTCGAGACTACGCCACCGAGCAAGGTCGAGATGGCGGAGCGTTTCGGCGAGTGGCGGGTGCGAGACATCAGTGATCAAGAGCATCTCGGCTGGGTGTTTCCCTCAGTGAGCACCTTCGAGGGCGTCGCAGTCCCGCTCAAGATCTTCACCAACGGCAGCGTTGCTGGCGTGCAGAGCGACATCGCCGGCATCTTCGTCGGCAAGTCCACGGACATCATGTCGTCGGACACGCTCGAAGGGGACGGCTTCTTCTACAACGTGGACTCGAACGGCAACGTCGTCGCCTACGTGCCGGGCACCATCGTCACGGCGTTCGAGGACGAGCAGGGACCCGGCATCGTGTTCGATCCTGTGATGGGTGGTGAAGTTCAGCTCCGACTCGCGAGCGGCGTTACCGCTCCGGTACGCACAGGAGACATGGAGTACGCGATCCCGGACACCGTCAAGTGGTGCCCGCTCACAGGAACCAGCATCGCGCTCAACATGAATCCGGAGCTGCACGAGAAGACCGCTGAGGCTCTGAATCTCAGCGACTGCGTCTCCATCGTCAGTGACGGCAAGCTGTGGTCGTTCAGTGGCCCGCCGCTCTCGAAGCTCGCAGCCTCAGAACGTGAACTGCTCGAGGCTGACGACGCCATGTTCTTGGCCTGCAGTCTCGGTAGCGGAGCACGCTACGCCATGAAGAAGCTGGCTGAGGCCGCGCGTCGTGGCAAGGTCGTGCTGAACGGCTGCCGTTCGATCACTCCTGTGATGGAGCACGTCAAGACGGCAGAGGCTGAGGCGCGACGTGTCATCGCAGAGATGCCGAAGAAGTACGTTCTGCTCAAGGAGGCCGCGGACCTCGACGACATCCACACCATCGACAAGGTGTTGAGCCTCGGCTTCATCACCCCCGAGAACGTGGCGACCTTCATGGACTACATCCCCGATCTCGAGGCGTGCGTGCAGCGACTCGCCAAGCTGCTGGTCTCGACGCGCCTCGGTCTCAACCTTCCGGTCCAGTCCGTGAAGAACTCCATGCTGCGCGTCGAAGAGGTTCTGCAGTCCCTCAAGAAGCTACTGTACCGGAGCTCGGAGCCTGTCTGATGATCAGTCGTCACCCAGCAGAGAACTTCATCAAGTTCCTGCTCAGTAGGTGCCTGCACACCTATGCCGAGATCAAGGGAATGTGCGAGCTCCGGAACCTCGGCAACATCAACCTGGACTATCTCCGGTACCTCGACATCGAACTGAGACGTGATAGGCCGGTACCATTTAGGGGTCACGACCCGACGCACCGCGCCAGCGTCGCGTACCTGAGGCGGCACGACATCGCCGAAGCCTGGCACCCCACGACCTGGATGCGCGGTGCCACGGACCTTCTCGGAAACGCGGTACTGCGCTCCTATCTCGAGACCTACATCTTGGCGCCGATGAAGAGGGAGCAGTCGCTAAAGAAGATCGAGTCCATCACGGGCGTGAAGATTCCGACTCGAACCTTCGATCTGTTCCGGCACTATTACTGGAACCCCAGCAACCTGACGGCTGCGGAGTGGGGAGAGTTCAACGAGAAGCGCGACGTCGTACACCGCGAGTGGCTGCAGCTCGCCGTGACAGCCAAGGGCGCTGAGGGTGTGCGTCTCTTGCTGTGGAAGACCGGTACTGCTTCGTCGTTGCGGCACATCGATGGCGGTAAGATGTTCACGCATCTCCGCAACATCGCCTACTTCAAAGCGTTGGAGATCGAGCACGCTCCTGCTGGGTTGCGACACAGCGAGACGTTCCGGAACTATGTGCAGTCCGCGAAGATGGCTCAAGAGGAAGTGGCGAGCAGCGCCGCTGCTATGACCGACGTCCTCGACAGCTTCAAGTCCTTCCACATGCAGACCGACGACAGTCAAATTCCGAAGCTCTCTGATATCGGCGACTTCTCGGATAGCGTCGATAACATAGTGGCTGAAGAGAAGATCGGTATGGACGATTACTGAGGAGGTGTGTAGTGGCTGACGTAACGAATCCGTTTGGTGTTGCCCCGCTGGAGTTCACTCGAGTCGAGGCAGCGCCGTACAGCGCCGAGTACGCAGTTCGCCCCAGCAACGAGACCGTGTTCCATTTCTTCGCGGAACGCTTCTTCCCTGACGACTTCTCGGATCGACTCAGCAGCGCGTTCAGAACCAGCTGGGCTCCGGGTGCAAGGTTCGAAGTCACGTTCGAGCCCGAGCTGAAGTCGTACTGCGTCATCATGCGGCACGGTTTCGTCATGAAGCCGCCGCCTCAGCACTTCTCGGATTTCATCACGAGGGTGCTCAAGGAGTAGCAGATGCCGTTCAAGAGCGAGGCGCAGCGTAGGCTTTTCTGGGCAAAGGTCGGCCGTGGTGAGATCAGTCGAGAGACGGCCGAGAAGTGGGAAGCGCACACACCGAACAAGGATGAGCTCCCGATGCACGTCAAAGAGAAGACAGCGCTGGACATCCTCACAGAGTCGTTCTTCAACGAGCTCCAGAAGATCGCTGATATGAGCGGCGCCCTTGGCGGGTTGACGGAGCGCGTCGGGGTGCGTGCCATGGAGGGACTCGGTGCGACTCAGACTCCTAACATCCGTCGTGCGGCCTCCTATGTCGCTGGCAGTGCGGCACCGGCTCGTGGTGCAAAGCAGATCGCAACTGCTGTGAAACCTACTCCAGTCCACATGGGTATGGGCGCCCCGCCTTCTATGTAGCTAAGAAAGTGCCGCAGAACGTCGCGGCACGGTAGGTTACTTGGGGACGGCGATGGAGAGGTCGAAGCTGTCCGAGTACTTATCGATCTTGACGTGAGTGAGCTCGACCCCCTTGCGAGAGGCCTTACGCTCCAGCGCGCTATACAACTCCTTCCCGATCTCTCGGTCCATGACGTTCTTTGCTGTGATGCGGTACTTGTAGAGAAGCACGTCGTGGTGCTTCAGACAGCAATCCCCTGGACCCTTTGTGAACTTCTCGACTTCGGCGTGAGACACCTTGCAGAAACTCCGAACTACGTCGTCGATCCAGTCCGTGTTGTCGCCGACGTGCTCCATGACGAGCTTGAACTTCCTGTTGACGCAGCGGTTACAGACATCGAAGTGTGACGACGCACAGAAGTCCCTGCTTATCATTGGATCGTCTTTGTGCGGGCGTACGACGCCGCTCTCCGGATTTCTGCGGCTGGCTGGGCATTGAACATCGAGGCCGCGCTGCTTCGCCGGGTATCCACTGACTTCGGGCGGCTCGTACTTTTCGTAGATGCTCTTCATGTCTCGACCTTATATACCGGTACTTGCGGAATTATTGTCGGCCCGCTCATACTGACTCCGACGAAGCCTAACGTACCCTCCTCCTCCTTTACGAAGCGCACCCCGGTGACGATGATGTCAGGAAGTACGAGGTAGCACTCGTTTACTGACGAGTACAGAGGAAGATCGTCACTGAGCAGGACGTTGGGGAGCACGCTGAAACCTCCCCACACTCTAACGGGACCGCGGCGGGTTCGATGATCACCAACTCCGCCGGCGTCGAAGAGTACAAATTCGTCATAACCACAGAACAAGGCATGCACCTTGATCTGAATCGCTTTGTCGGCGCACAGTAGCCACGCCGACACCGGCTCTTTGAGCTCATATAGCAGTACGGTTTCAGTCGCCATCGTTTTCCTCCACTCCTTGTAGTCCTTGTGTCACGTGGTATTCTATTCTCAATGGGTCAAAACGACCCAAGGAGGATTCCATGAGATGGTCTGAGAACGTGTCGAAGAAGCCCCCAGTACGCATCGCGGCAGAGGACTTCAATCCGAACGAGCGGGCGTACCCATATGCGGACTCGCCTGGCCCTGATGGTGACTCGTTCATCATGGTGTCGGATCACGGTGTCGCCTTCATCGGGCAGCGAGGTCCGATCAAGGAGCACGGGGTCAACGGATGCCAGGTCGACGACATCCTGACGTTCGCTCTCGGCACACTGCAGACGTTCAACAAGAAGTTCCCGTGCCGTGAGAACTCGATTGCCATCACGAAGATCGAAGAGGCGCTGCACTGGCTCGACGCCCGTAAGCGTGACCGTGAACAGCGCAACGTCGAGGGCTTCGACAAAGAGTAGCCGTCTCTCGTTCACTTCGTAACTACCCCGCCACTGTTCTTGTACCACGACTTGAGTTTCGTTTCGTACCCGTTACGATAGAAGCATGGCGATGGCTTATGACGAAGAGGAAGAGGCTCGGCTCGATGCCCAGCTCCTCAGCGAAGAGTCAGAGATGGACGCTGTTCTGACGGCGCTTGACGACGAGTACTTCGATGACGATGTCCTGCTGCAGAAGCACGACGAGCTTGTAGATGTCAGCCCGTCTCGGTTTACGGAGTTCGCCATCAAGATCCCAGTGGCTGGCGCCATAGACAACTTCAACTTTCAAGATCGACCGTATCTGCGCCGCATCTACGACACCGGCCATCGCAGGATCTTGTTGCTCTGTGGCCGGCAGACCGAAAAGAGCACGTCGCTGGGCAACATCTCCTTGGCGTGGACGTCGCTCAACGTTGCCTTCAAGGTGCTGTACGTCAGTGCGACGGCACAACAGGCCAGCGTATTCAGCGCAGATCGTTTGAAGTCCGTGGTCGACATGTCTCCTGTGGTCAGGAGTCTGACGACGACACGGCTCAGTCAAAGCGTCTGGCACAAGCAGTTCTTGAATCACAGCCAGATTCGTGTCCGCTACGCGTTCTTGAACGCAGACCGTACCCGCGGTATCCCAGCGGACATGATCCTCATCGACGAGATACAGGACATCTTCTCGAAGAACCTCCCCGTCATCGAGCAGTGCGCGTCGCACTCCCTCTTCAAGATATTGCGATACAGCGGCACGCCGAAGTCGATGGACAACACGATTCAGATCTACTGGGACCAGTTCAGCACGCAGAACGAATGGGCGGTGCCGTGCTACGCCCACGCACCTCGGCACTGGAACATTCTCGGTGAGAACAACATCGGCAAGCTCGGTCCGGTCTGCGCGAAGTGCGGCGCCGCCATCAACCCGCTGTCGCCGGATTGTAAGTGGGTGTCAAAGCAGCCCCGAAACGTGAACAACGCGAACCGTGTCAGCTTCGATGGCTACCGCATCACGCAGCTCATGGTGCCCTGGATCGTGAAGAATCCAGACGCCTGGCACGAACACATCTTGATTCCGTACAGCACCTACGACAAGGCGCAGTTTCTGAACGAGGTCATCGGCATCAGCTACGACTCCGGCATGCGCCCGCTGACGAAGTATCAGATCCAGAGGGCGTGCCGTGACGACATCGACATGAACGACGTCGAAGGCAACATGGCGCGGTGCGAGGATGGCGTCTATGTTGGTATCGATCACGGCACAGATGAGGCGACGTCACGTAGCGTCGTCTCTCTCGCCGGTTACATCGATGGCAAGTTCACGATCTTCTACGTTCACGTCTTCGAGGGAGCCGAAGCGGACCCCACGACTTGCATGGAGATGACTGCTGCTCTAATGACGGCAGCGAACTTCGTCGTGGCTGGTGTCGACTACGGCGGCGGCTTCGACCGTAACGACTTCTTGGCTCGTGCTTTTGGTGCTCACAAGATCAAGAAGTTTCAGTACGTCGGCAGATTGAAGCAGAAGGTTCGTTGGGAACCGAAGCTAAAGAGATTCGTCATGCACCGCACCGAGGTGATGAGCGACGTCTTCAACGCCATACGGCGCTGTGCCATAGCCCTCCCGCGCTGGGAGCAGTTCGAGCCCTTCGCCGCGGACATCCTCAACATCTTCAGCGAGTACAGCAACACGCTGCGAATGATTCAGTACAAGATCAGCCCTGGGAAACCAGACGACGTCTTCCACAGCATCCTGTACTGCCTCTTTGGTTCCATGGTCGCCCATCCTCGTACCGACATCATCATTCCGATCAAGGACACATAGGAAGGAGGGGGACTATAGGGGGTGGTTGGTACCTCTTCCCTATCTCTACCCCTAAAGAGATAGAAGGGGTGTGGGGGAGGAAGAGCTAAAAGGCGGGAGCCGAACCACATCACCGGGGGATCGTCGGTGTGTGGTTCGGACTCCCAAGGCGGGGCGAGGCGCCTTTCTTCGGCGCGCCTCGACCCCTTCTACTTCCGGAACAGGATGACCGGGACCACGATGCCGGCCAGCGACAGGGCGGCGCAGGCGCTGCCGACTCCCCAGCGAACCCAGGTCGGCGCCGGGATGCGGCCCGAGAGCAGGAGCCCGCCGACGGCGCTCGAGGCCACCGTCACGGTCTGCGTCGCGGCGGTGACCGTCATCACCCCCCACTGGAGGGGCTGGGTGGGCTTGTCGTCGTGGGTCGGAGCCGGGGTCGGAGCCGGGGTCGGGGTCGTGATTGGTTCTGCCATAGCCATGATGTCTCGCCCTCACTTTCTTCTTATTTGAAGGTTTCCGATCATAGTTCTTATACCAACTCCTAGACCACGTTTACCAAAGCTGGTTCTTGTGTTTTAGCAGCATTTTCTCCTTCTCGATGACGCTGTGAATTGCCTTTTCCGACGCCGGTACCCACGTCGAATCGAAGAAGTTGTGCGGCGCCGGTACCTTGATCTCGTGGGCATCCCGCAACAGGGCCTCGATGGTCTCGAAGTGCTCGATCCGAATAGCACCGCTGTCGGCATCGAACCAACCCCGGACCCTTTCGAGTTGATGAACGGTTTCCGTTTTCTTGTTGCCGTCCACGAGTGTGGTTGTGATCTGCGTCTCGTGGATGGACCTATACATGATGGCAAATTCCAATACCATTTGCTGGCCTCCTCGTTTTACTTATATCGAAGATCGAAGTATTATTGCGCTTCGAGATGGGAACGATCAGATGTAGCTTTCAGCTGTCGTACCAGCGTATCGAATCCTGCCACATCTAGAGCCGCCGTTCGTGCCAAGAGGTCGTGTGTCGACGTCGTC